ATCATCATCTGATTTCTTGCTGTTTGGAATATAATTATTTAACGCATTTCTCACAGAAATCACCAAGGCTTTAACAGTTTTAACCGCTTTTGAACTTGCCGCTGTAGTCTCACTTTCACTGTCAGTTGAAGATGATATATTTACTGGACCCGCATCTCCTTTGTCGCCCTTTATTCCATTTTCAATGAAATTCGATCTTGCTTGTTCGATTGCGTTTACAGCATTTTGGACTGACTGACTAACAACTTGTGCTTTCTCTGTCGCAGTTTGTGCAGCAAGCACAGCTAAGTTCTTAGCTTGTTGTGTTGCTTCTGTATCAAGTGCAACTTGTTGTGCATTCTGTGATACTTCTTCGGCTTTCTGAACAACAAGATTTTTATTTTGCTCTACTGAATTTTCGGCATTTTTTAATTGCCCATAAGTGACTGGATGATTATCCTCTGTTGGTTCAACGATAATAAAGGTTTCTGAAAATCCCTTACCATCATTTCTTAGTCCTGGAATTTTCTCTAAATGAGATTGGATTCCGTCAAATTCTTCCGCAACCGCATTACCGTCCGCTTTTGTGTACGGCGCGAAGTCGTGTTTGCGTTTATATTTTTCCGCTTGATTAGACACGGTAAAACCTCCGAGGAATGAAGTTAAGAATTAGACCTGTTAATTCAAATTGAGGGGAATATAACGAGCTTCCTGTGAACGAGATCGAAATATTTCTGCTGTAACCAGCTAGGCGAAGTGTTGGCGTTGAGTAATCCTCGGCGGACCACAAGAAATCATCCCATAAACTTTCATTCCAACGACCGCCATCACCAGTAGCACGAATATCTCTGGCTAAATGTGGTGCGTGAATATCTGCGTTATAATCAAGATCGAACCTGTATTGGAAATTAAGCATACCTTTTGCGGTCGCTTGTAATTCTGCGCTTTTCCAACTTTTGACATGTACAGGTGAGCCACAATGATTGAAAGACATTTTAACAACCCAATCTATCGGTCTGCCTGAGAATGCATAGCACTTATCTGATTGGCGATAAACCTTGCCATCACTGAATGCAAGATAGGTATTTTCTTTGCTCTGCCAAACACCCATTAATTTATCTGGATAGTTAAAATATGAGCATCTTGTTTTCCCATCTGGCAATAACATCATGCAAATATGAAGTGCATTTTCAGAATAGAATCTAACCTGATTTGATTTCGCTTTGGTTGAAGAATAAATAATATTATTTTCAATTGGCTTAAACCCAAGTTTACGACTTGAGTCCGTTTCACTTAATTTGAAGTCACCAAATTGCTCTGTCGCATCAACTCGAATAATACCGTGCTGACTTACCGCAATTGCCATGAAAACAGTTTGTAATGTGCCAGCTTTAATACCAACAGAAGAAATATCTTTCAACACCCAATCTTCACGTGTTGAGCCGTAAAGTGCGCTAACTTTATGACGACACCCTATGAGTAAAACACCACCAACAGTTGAAGAAAGCGCGGTAATTTCATCGCCTACACCAAATTGCTCCGAACCTAAAATAACGGACCATTTAGTCGGTTTACCAACGAGAGAATGCCCCAATTGCCCACCTTCAAACGAAACAAATAAGTGGTTTCGGTGTGCGCAAATGTGAATTGGTTTTTCAGCATGAATAGCGACTGGAACAATAACGCCATCTGGACGAATTTCAATAACTTGTTCGCCATTACATCCATAAGCGTATTGAGTTTGAGGACTACCGTAAAAGTTATGATATATAAACTTCCAATATTTACCCTTAGATAACACAACCTTGTCACAAGATTGAACTTTAGCCACAATCTGACTTGAAATAGTGATATTGTCATTGATATTCAACTCAGTAGATGTGACGATAAAACCAATCTGGTTATCTGAGGATAATACAACGGATAGGATATTGCTTTTTACTGCACCAACAGAAAATTCAATACCATCAATTAAATCCTGTGGTTTACTGATTTCTTTTAATTGAACAATGTACGTCTGCGCTGATTCTTTCCAACCATTCTCAGTCGCAAAAAATACACCGCACTTTTCTTCCTGATCGCGAAATGCAATGACTTGCTCATTTAATTCAACAACACCACGGATAAATTCATTACCCGGTACAGCTTTGACATTATCTACACCGAATTGAAATGCCTTAGCTTGAAACTCTTGGTATTTCAGAATATCACCAGAATCAACGAATGGATTAGAAGTTAGCGTGTATGTTGTTGAGTCAATATTAAAAGAGGTCCCAAGCGCGACGTTTAACTTCCCTACTACAGCAACAGTAGCGGTATTACCATGTGCTGCAATAATCCAGCACGCCTTATCAGCGAGATGAATTTTTTTACCTACTGCACTTGGTTCAAGACCTCGATCTAAAATAAAGTGAAAATGATTCATTTCTGATGGTTGAATTTCACCATCAACACACTCAAACCCTTCAATACGAGAAAAGCCACCCTCTAGATTAGGCTGAACATTTAACGCCATAATCGCTTCACTGTTTGCTTTTGCGATAGGTGGTGTAGTTAAATCCATTCCACCGCTAATCGCAACAAACTGTGATTGAATTTGAGGTAGTTTAACCAAAGCGAATACCCTCTAAAAAGTCACGGCAAAGCAAGTGAAGGTATTTATCCCACTCATTTTGCGCACGAATGATTAACTCTTGGGCATTTTGAGAAATTGCTTTACCTTGCATTGCGTAAAACACAATCGCTAAGTGATACTGCTCTGGAATAAACGGGGTGTCTGTTGAAACATTTAGCGTTTGAATATTAGCTTTTGAAAATCCATTAGCCCAAAACCGATTATCCCATTCTCTTAAAGTTTGGATATCATTCCACGCTTCACGGATCGCATTCACATATTCAAGACTGCGCCCACGTTGATTTGTGACCTGATAAGGACCTTCGCCAGTATCATTTATTTCTTGGCGAAGGCGTTGGGCGAGTTGTATAAAGTTCATTACTCTACATAACCTAAATTAATGATGTTGTAGCGAGGAACAAAGCCTTCTTCTAATGAACCATCCTTGTTTTGGTTGTAAGTGTAATCGCCTGCACTAGCTAATAATTTATAAACAGACTCTGGAATAACAACTTCTTTGTTGCGTTGAATTAGCGCATCCCAGTCATTAATTGAAACATAAACATCACTGCGATCACCGTCAGATTCAGCAATCTTGATTTTCACTTTTTTCTGCTTATCAAGTGCTAAATCTGCATCATCGGATGAAACTTCTTTATCACCAGATTTATCTTTACCATCATTACGCTCTAATCCGTTTGCTTTCTCGTATTCAAGGATTGCATCAACAAGTTCTTGTTTCGAACCATCTTTTTCAATACCACAAACATCGCGTAAGTGAGCTTTCAATTCTTCAACTTTTGAAGTTAGTGAGATAAATGGATATGACATGATTTTTCCTCTAAAAAAATACCCCACAACAAAATGTCGTGGGGTTATTGGTTAAAGTGCTGTTGCTGCGGCTTCGATGCGAACAAGCCACGCTTCGTTTAAGATTTTAGCTGCGTGCCACGCAATCCAACCTACTGAGCCAGTTTGACCTAACTCATCGCCTTTTTCAGGTTTTCCTGGATTGCGGATCTTCATTTGAGCAGACTCCTTGCCTTTCAATGGACAAACCGCAAAAGCATCTTGTCCGAAAACTGCGATTTTGTAGACGTCAGCATTTGACCCGCCAGTAGATACCACTTTACCACCTGATGCAGCACCAGCATTAGCTGTTGGAGTGAATAGCGGTGAAGTGATAAAGCGCACGTTTTCAACCGAACCTAACTCCTGTGGAGATATTGGCGAACGTGAACCATACTCAGCCACTGGAGTGAAGTTAGGAAGATTACGAATATCAGATTCTAAATCTGTATGGCATACCGCAATATAAGATGCTTCAATCGGTTTAGTGCCATATTTGATAGAGCCATCTAAGATAGAGGTTTTCTTCTTAGCACGATTCTTCTGTAACTTGCGCACTGCTGCACGAATATGATTAATGTTTAATGGATCTTTTACTGCATTTGTCTGCGTACCTGTTGTGTAAATCACGTTTGTACCACTACAAATTGCACCCCAAGTTACCATTTCTGCAGTTTCAGCCGCCTGTTCACCAGAAAGCATAATAAGGTCTTTTAAGACTGGATCTTCGTGAGTGTCTTGGATGACATCGGTGATTTCAGCCCACGCACCATATTGCTTTAATTGCACTTCCACATCTTCATAAGACATTTTTTGCGCATCAGGTTTAAAGCCTTCTGTCAATGCGGTTGTTGCCGCTGGGAATGGCTTAGGACGGCGGAATTTAATGGTTTGTGATTTGTTTTGTGGAATTGGTTTGGTTTGTGCCAATTTTGATAACACCAAGATTGGTTCAGCATGTGCCAACATTTCGGCATTAGCATAAACTAGAGTACGAGGTGAAATATCGGTATAAGTAGTTGTGTTACTCATAATTTGATTTCCTTAATCTGATGAACTTAATTAACGAAATCGCTGCTTGTCTAATTGAGCTGCGATCTGATCGAATAAAGCATTCTCATCAATCTCCTCACCCCCCTTAGGTGTATTACGACCTGTTGGGAGCGTGGTTGCGGAAAGTTGTTGAGCTTGCTTGGCTCTACGTTCAGCATTTGCGGATACTGCGTTTTTGTATTCTTTCAGGAGATAAACCGCATCGTTTGGGTCACTCGAAGAAAACATTGACTGAATACCTGGTGTTTGTTGGTTTAGCCAATTAGTGAATTTCGGATCAGATAAAATCTGTTCGGCATCAGGAATAAGTTGAGTGACATAATGAATACCGTTATCTAGCTCTTGTTGGGCTAAATCACGCATATTGGCTTCGGCAATACTGTTGAGAGGTTTTGAAATATCTTCAAGGCGTTGATTTTGATGTGCTAAAAGCTTGTCAAAGACGGCAGCAACTTCTGGATAGTCTTCTCTTAACTGAGCTAACTCTCCTTCAAACTGCGGTTTACTTTGCTGTTTTAACTGTTCAATCTCAGCTAGTAAGCGCGCATTTTCAGCTTGCTTTTGTTGATATTTCTTATTTAACGCACCAACACGACCGATTTGTGAACGGGCGTTTTGTTGGTAACGCTTTTTGTCTGCTTCTAAATTGCGGAAATTTTCTTTCACTTCATCCGAGGCGTTGGCTAACCATTCAGGAAGATTATCTTCAACCTCTTTTTTAGGTTGTTCTTGACCATCTTCGCGCTGATCAGGCGTGTCCTTTGTGGTTTCCTCTGCATCTAATGGCTTTTCAGTAGCAGTAAGTTCACCAGAAGTTTCAAGAGATTGAGCGGCTTCTTCAAAAGCGGCATCTGCATCAAATTCTTGGTGTTCTTGATTTTCCATTTATTACTCCTAAAGCGGCATTACGCGGCTTGTGTAATTGGTTGAAATAAAAAACCGCACCTGATTGCTCAAAGTGCGGTCGTGAATTAGTTAAGTTTTAATGTGGATATAAGGGATTGGAGTTCTCTTACTTGCCCACGCAAAATATCGTACTGTTGCTGGGTCAATCCCTCTTGGCATAAGTCTTGCTGATACTCTGATATACGCTTTTCAAAGAACGTTTTTAACTCTCGTCTATCAGCTTCGTTTAAAGTTGTCATATTTGGGCCATAAAAAAAGCCCAGTCCGTTAAGACTAGGCTTGTAGATTTGGTACTCCTGATGGGATTTGAACCCATGTTACCTCCGCGAAAGAGAGGCGTCCTTGACCATACTAGACGACAGGAGTGAATTTTGGGTAATAAAAAAGCCGAAATGCAAAGTAAATTACAGTTCGGCTATTATTAGAGATTTTACCCTAAAAATAGTAAAAGTCAAGTTTTAATGTGTATTTAGCCCTTCCATTCGTCTATATTGGGTTAGTATTCTACGCTGTAATTTATCCATGGATTGATTGTATTTTCTGATTCGGTTTTCGTAAGCCGTAGAACTAATTTTTCCTTCACGCAATTGTCGAGTAAGTTTTGCCTCTTCACTTCTTAACTCACCCATTGTTTTAGCGTTTCTCTCATGGAATTTAATTAATTTCTGTCTTTCAGGCGTTAACCATCCATTAAGCTGTTTATTCTCTTTGCGGTAAGTGTACTCTTTGAAAACAGACTGTGCTTCTTCGCTTGCCTCGTAATATCGGCTTTGTACTGCAAACTCATTACCTGCACCATAAAGCTGATTTAGGAAAGGCGTGCGAGTATTTCTGCCTAATTGCTCACGATTTGGATTATCAATAAAGATAGTGTTTAACTCTCTTAACGAACCAAGCATTGCACTGTAACCATCAAAGAAATTTTTAATCTGTTCTGGGTGCATATCAATACCAATTGTTTGTTGCATATCAATTGCTAAATCTTTCCAGAATTGTGCAGTGGTTGATTTAGACTGCTCTGCTTTTAATTTATCGTCACGCACGAAATTGGTTGTAATCTTGTTACCGAAAGCGGATCGATTAAGTACATTTTGCATTAACGGCTGGAGAATGCTCGGCGTGGCAGTGAGCGCTAGCTTCTCCAAAGGATATTTAGCAGCAGATATTTCAGATGGTGAAACGGGCGCAAATGTTTTCATTGAGTGAGATAACATATTTACGCCAGCTTCCATAAATGAAATATCGCTTACTGTACCTTTTACAAGGTTAGTGGCAAAGTTCCACGCCATTTGTGGCATACCAAAACCGACTGGCATTTTAAAGTAATCACCATTTCCAATTGGAATCGGAATAAAGCGAGTAATATCACCAAGTTGATCCATTTTATTTCCGCCTTCATCTTCATCATCCATTGAGCGTAAGACAGTGTAAAGTGCGGTCATGCCAGCAATATAAGTTAAGAATCGCATTTGTCCATTACGGGTAGATAAATATCTAATCAAGTTAGCTGCACCCATTACTGTTGGTTGTGAGAATAGGTAAAGTGCCTTAATCCCTTTCATCTTAGACCCAGTCTTACGGAAGTTTGTTAGGTTTAAAGTAATTGCGGCCGCTTGCTTATTATCTACACCATTATCAATAAGTGATTTATACGCTGCTAATGCTGATACAGTATCAAACATCTTATTGTAAGATTCTAAAACACCAGCCACTTTATCTAGTTTATTGGCAATTGGATTATTCTCACGTTTTAGTTTCTTAATCAAATCCGTTTCCGTTCTATCAAGATAAGTACCATAGTTAGAAATACCGCCATTTTTTAATAGCTCTTTAAGCAGCCTTTCACCCTCTATACCATCTCTCAACTCTTGACCAAAACCAAAGCGTTTTGTTGCTTGCCAGACTTCTTTGCTTGGATTAAGTACATTATTCCATATTCCACGACCAATCCGATCCATTGTTTTACTATCGATCTGCTTGCCATTCTTATCATAAACCTTTTGCACTCTTATAAATTCTGATTTTTCCCAAGTATCTCGGAACATATTGATTGGGGCAAAGGTTAATGTCCATTGTGTTACCCCTCTAGCATACCAACTTGTCGGTTTAGAAAGTGCTTTGAGAAAATCATTGGCTTGCTCAACGTTGTCATTTTTTAATGCAGCAATCACCTTAGCTGGCAAACTATACTCATAATACACGCCGCCCTGTTTTGCAATTAACACATTATCACTACTACGCGTTAGACCTTGCATTCTACGCTTACTGATGCCAATATTTTTGCTTGCTTGTTCTCTAGCGTCTTTCTCGGTGTAGCCTTTATCTTTTAACAGACTTACTTCTGTTTCAAACAAATCATCGATCTTATTTTTAAAATCAGACCAGCCAGCATAAGTTGTGGATTTACCAACTGCTTTCCATACTGCATCAATCGCATCTTCTGCCTCGGATGATGTACGGCCCTTTAAGGCTTTATCTTTAGCAAGATTTAAAGCATTAGCACCAGCACCACCGATAAAATCAAAATCATCCGCTTCTGCATTTGGATCGCCCGTTAATGGTACATAATGGCGATTAGCTTTGAACTTGTTATATTCCTCAGTGGTGTAACGACCACTTCGATAGTCAATTTCAAGCCGTGCTTGGTTTAAGTCTGCAATTAAATCCCCAATACTTTCTAGCTCACTACGAGGAATATCCTTTTCAATGTTGCGCATAATTTCTTGTGCTTCTGGAATGGACCAACCACCAGCAACACCAACCTTGAAATTCTTGTTGTTAAAATCCTTATTCCACGCATCAGATTTTCTAGCAAGGTATTGTTTTTCTGCTTTATCGAAAGCTTTTTGTGCTTCTCTTACTTCATCAACAGTGCCATTCGCCTTCACATCTTCTAGCGCTTTTTCAGCATCTAACATTGCCTGTTCGTCAATCTTCAATAACTCCATATTCTTTTCGATAGAATATCGAGCGGACACCCAAAAACCAGCTTTGCGTTTAGCTGTTTCTTCGTTGATTTTGCCATTAGACTGTTTGGCTATTTGTGCGATTTTAGAAAGGATTGGTTTAAGGAAGTTAGTTTCTAATTCAGAATTTAATGCATCACGCTTACCTTTTGCGGTGTACATTGCATCTTTTAGTCTACGTTTTTCGTGATCTCGACTAGATGTTTTTCCTGTGTCATCACTGAATTTCATTTCATCAATCCAGTCATTTACAGGGCGTAAACTATCAGCTAACCATTCATCTAGCTTTGCTGTGCTTTTATCAACTGCTTCTTTGAATTTTTGACGAGAAGTAAAGATATCCCACCATTTAGGTTCTGGCTCAATATTGCCACCGCGAGATAATTCTAGGACGGATGTATTTCCACCTTGAGAAAATGGGGTAGTTTTAGAAAACTTCATTTGCTCATTCTGATATTGACTTAGATCAGTTTCGGTTTTAATATTGAACGCAGAAAGGTTATCAACGCTAGTTAGCATATTGGGCAATTGAAGCCCGCCACTTCTAGCAAATTGATAGCCTTTTGTTTTGTTCCAATATATTGTTCTTGATAAATCATTTCCGATTTGAGTATTCCAATCACGTCCATAAACACTGGTAATATTGATTACTTCTAGCTTATCGCCGACACGCTTTAATTGTAGTGCAGCAATTAGAGGTTTATCTTTTCCATTTACGACTTCACTTAATTCAGTTAAAACTACTAATCCGTTTGGGTTCATTGAACTTGGATTTGAACGCATAATAGCGACTGGATTATTGATTTGCTCTGGCAAACGTTTTAAATCATCCCCTGTAACACTATGTTCAAAAAGGGCTTTTTTAATGACGCTTTCACGCATTGCAATTTTTACCTCACCTAGTCCTAACATTTTCAATACAGGCGGTGTTGTTCCCATATTAATATAACGTTTTGGATTGGACGGTCCTGCATTTTCAATACGATCAACCGCCTTTGCAAAACTCGAACTTGGTTCCTCGTTTAAACTGAATTTGGCGTTATTAAATTTATTATTACTTAGAACATCTCCACCAGCACTTTTATTGATATCACTTAATAGACTAATTAAATCATTATGACCGAACTTATCCGCCGTTTCTTTACCAAATAACTTTGCAATAAACTCACGGATTCTTTGTGCGGTAATTTCAAACCAAGATTTAAGCCCTTTTTCATGTCCTTTTGGAATATCAATTCCATAGCGACTTTTAAGCTCGTCTAGCTTACCTGTTACATAGGCTGCGTGTAGCTCGGCTAATGCTTCTTCTACTGCTAAGTGACGATTCTGTGCGGTTTCTGAGCGTTGTTTTTGAATGGCGTTAGCAAGTTTATTAATGGTGCTGTTCTTATCAATCTTCGCCATAAGATCGTTAAACTCCGTACCAAATTTAACCCCTAATCCTCTGTGCGCTAATTCGTGCCATGCCACCCAAGCCAAACGTTCGTCTTTTGTTAAGGTATTGCTAGCGTGGATATTATCAGCCACGATAAAGATTTTACCTGTTTTAGGATTGTAGCCAGCTTCTACCGTTGGATCTGTAATACCCATTTCAGCAGCAGTTACTATTTCAAAGTGTTTGGAAAGGTGTTTACCGACAAATCGTTTGATTTGGCTGTGAATTTGCTCCAGTCCTGCATTTTGTTGTTGCAGAATTTGCAATAGGCGTTTATCATTGACGTCAGATAAAGGCGACGAGCTAGAAATCTCCGCAGTTGATACGCGAGAGGTCATTTCTAACAAGTTGCCTTTTTCTATTTTAGTCAACTTATGATCGTAGTATTTATCCCCAGTCGTTGATACGCCAACAACAGCTCTTACAGTGTAGTCTTCTCCACCAATTTTTAAGCCTGCTAGATAATATTCATACTCTTTAACATCAGGATTTTTTCTGACTTCTTTATTTGGCAATGTATCTATGTAAACTGCATTTTCGATAATTTGTGGAATTGCAGCGATACTTTGCAAATGCTCCACATCTTTATAATCGTGACGTAAAATTTCTGTAATGCTAGCACGTCCAATATTGATTTCTCTGCCAGTATCTTTGTTGGTATAAGCCCCACGCAACGATTTGCCATACTCCAACGCATTGCGTTTATATTGGCGTAAGTCATCGCTTGGTTCGATTTCATTCCCTGTAATCTCAATCGGTTTCGCTTGACGTAGTTTTTTTAAGCGGTCAGGTTTTTGGAGGGATTTGGAAAAGCGAATGTCAGCATTACTATGATCAAACGCCCCTGTGTTGTTAGTGGCGGATTTGATTTGGTTTGCTTTGAATGCTACAAATACATTTGCTTCTGTATCATTAGGTTTATCAGTAAAACCATTATATCGGTCTCTTACATTATGGTATATCGCACCATTATACCCTCTTGATTTTGCATCTATGGTTAAATAATCCGTTGATACACCTTTTATATCATCAGAATCATCATATAAACTAGGGTCAACATTATCAATGTGCTCCACTCTTAATTCAAAATCTTCATCCGTGTTATCTTGTATGTATTGATTTGCTTTGGATTCTTTGATAAATCTAGCTTCAACTTCATCATATTGGTTTAATACAAAATAATCACCGATTGCGTTGTCTTTAGGGTCAATATAATTATTCCAAGACTGACCCTCAAAATCACTTTCTGATGGATTACGAATATTTAGAAATGTTCCATAATAACCACCATTAGAATTATTTTTATCAAAGTAACTCTTAGCAATATCTTGATTATCAGTAAAGTAAATACCTCTAACCCCCTCATCTTTGAAAGTGTTAAATCCATAATTGGATGAACCATGATATACCAACAACGGCTCCCCAGTTTTCGGGTTCACTACCTTACTTGCATTTTTAGGATCATTTTCCCAGTCGCCAAACCACGCTTTAAATTCAGGGGTGCGAACCTGTACCCATTGGCGATAACTCAATTCTGTTTTACCGCCTTTCACTGCTTGTTGATATGCTTCGTACCCACCCAGAGCTTTTTCTGTTTCATAAAAAGAAGGCATTTCTTGTTGTGAACGGCTTAATTTCAAGTCACCGCTTTCTTCTGAAAGTGCATTCAGATCATCATTAATATCATCAGCTTGAACATCCTCTTGCTGTCTTTGCATTCTCATTTGTTCGGCAACCACATTGGCTCGTTGATTCATTGCATTCGCTCGTTGAATGTTTATCACCAAATCATCAACATCATTCGCCCATTGGTTTATATTGTTCGTATAGCGTTGTAATTGCGCATCAATTTCTGGATTGCCTGTTTCGATTGTATCAAGAATACGCTTGCGCTCTTTGTTCATTGTGCTTTTATGAGCGATTGCATCAATACCGCCCATCACACCACCAAATACACTACCAAGCACCATACCATCAGCAACATTCTGTTTCATTCCATCGGTAAGTTCTCGATTCGAATCATAATATTCTTGCGCCGTCTTATTAATTGCATATTGCTCTGCTGCACCCTGCACACCCTCTGTTGTCGATTCAAGCAATGCACCTTTAAGTAATCCGCCTTTGATTGTTTGACCTGGTTTCGCTAGACCCCATAGACCACCACCAAGACCGCTGAAAGAGTTTGATACAATATCGGTGGCAATAGCGGTTGGATCTAATGCAGCAGTACGACCGACTTGATTTCTAAATGACTGCTTAGCTTGTTCAAACAATTCTTCGTGCGTTAAGTTCTGACCTTTTGGACTTTCTTTTAAACCCCAATACGCTTGCTTGAATCCCTCTAAATTAGCCAAATCCTCATTACTCATCTGACCGACTTCATCATAGACTTGGCTGGCACGATTACCCGCTGACATAGCAGACATAACAGCAGTAACCCCCATTGCACGCTGTAAATGTTGCGGTACACCTCTTTTAGCTGCTTCTTTTACGGCCACTTCACCAATTTGCTCTGCTGCTTCTTTCGAGAGTTTTTTAGTGGCAAACTTAATCCCTGTTGTTGCAAGTTTACCTGCACCCAGTGTTGCGACTGTATCTAACTGCTCACCAAGTAAAGCCCCAAGATTGCCCGCCCACCAATGCGCATTTAGAACACCTTGTCCCTCGCCTGTTTCTTCATTAAACCCATCGAAAGCACTTTGTCCTAACGCTTCACGCATTTTAGATGACATAGTGGACATATTCTCATCCGCGCCACTTGCTGCCCAATCTGCTGCCTTATTAAGCCATTCACTATCGAAAATCGTTCCTAGACCACGCGCAAGATGGCTAGCACCACGCCAAACTCCCATTTGAAAACTATCAACCACATCCCCCATAAAGCCTTGTTCTTCTACTTTTGGTTCACTATTCATCAGAATTGATGATGAATCAGAAATTTGCGTGTCTTTATCTCCAAAGACTGTTTTTTGCATATATTGATATTCATCATTTGAGAGTTTGAATGCTGACATATTCTTTTTCCTTTTCTCTGGGCATAAAAAAAGACCTTTCGGCCTATCTTCTTCTCTATGTTCGGTTAATCTAATCCAATGTTGTTACGCACTTCGGTCTCTGGCACCGGCGTTTGTTTAAGTTGAACTTCTGTCTTAAACTTCACCATATCAACCGCCTGTCTTCCGCTTTCTTTCTGAATATCAGCAGAAATGCGTGCTGTATTTAACTCTCTATCGAGATCGAGTTTGGCTTGTGAGGATTGTTGGTGAGATTGGATTTCTAACATTTTAATTTCCAACTCTTTCTCTTTGATTGCGACTTTCATTTGCTCCAACTGCAATTGATGTTGGATTTTCATTTGCTCTAATTGCATTTCGTGCTGTTGTTTCTGCTGCGCTAGTTGCATTTGCATTTGTGCTTTTAGAATTTCTGGATCTTGTGGCTGTTCACTCTCAGACTGTTGCATTTGCTGTAATTTCTGCTCGTATTCGTCTTTTGGGATAAGCATTGTCTGTGTTCCCATGCTCATAGACTGCATTAGTGTTTTTGCACCATCGTACCAATCGAAAGCGTGCATCAGCTGCGGATGTTGACCAAATTTCTGGAAGATATCGATGATTTGTGCGGTTTGTGTTTCTTTAACGAGTAAAGCTGATGTTCCACGTGCAACAATTTGCATATCGCCTTTCACTTCGTTGTCTTCGCTCATAACCATGTTATATTCATAGAAACGTCTAATCAGCGGCTTAGTGACAGCATCATCCCATTCTTTTACCTGACGTCTGCGCACCGCGTTGGCTGCGTTCATCAGCATGGACATTCCACCAAGCGTTGGTGTTACTTGTCCTTGCTCGCCTTGTGCAATCATCGGCAATCCGCTTTCTTCATCCATAAATGACTTGGAAAGCTGAATGATATTAGCAAATTCCTGTTGACGACTATCGAAACCAAATACCCCAAACGCTCTTTGCGCTTCAAACTGTGCGTTTGCTGTCGCTCTATCACTGGTTCGCCAAATTTTATTCGGTGCGATTTCCCAACTACCATCAACTGGTTGCAATACAGAATTGTTCACGACAATTTGCGATCCGATTGTCATCACACTGTTATCAATCATTCCACGCCAAGCGGTATTGAGAATATCTTGTGCATCACGGCAAAGGTAAGGAATGCCAAAACCAAACACACAAGCAACATCAGGCTCACAAGTATAGACAGAATATGGGAATTCAGATGCATTTACAGGATTAAGGTTCACACTTAAAATCTTACCATTCCCAGACATCACAATAATGCCATCAATCTCTGCACCACTTTCTTTTTGTGCATCTGTAATTTTGAGTTGTTCGCCACTTTCTAGCTCTTGGATCGCCTGTTCAAGCACTGATACAGGAATACCGCCATGATAAGTCCACACCTCATACCGCTTGTCATTTGTTGCTTTTTCTAATCCTGACAATGTGCGTAACGTGTCTAAATAACCGTCTAAATCAGAACTAGAAGTATGTGTATCTTTTGCATCCGTTTCGATTAATTCTTTAATTGCTTCTTCAAAGTAATAAGGGTTATTAATTAATGCCTGCAAGTGTTTTTTAGTAAGATAAGATCGCTCAAACACAAATTGGCACTCTTTTAAGTTAGGTGCAGTCATATCTGGCACAAAATCCCACGGCAAGACGACTTTCACTGATGGTTTGTTTTTAATTGAAGAATTAGCTGACCAATTCCCCAAGCCGTCATCTTTCCAACTTCTTTCCTCCACTGTTTCAAGAACTGGACCGCGTAAAATGCCCGTTCCAAGTACCGCAGCATAATGCAAAGCTAAACGTGCTTCTGCTGCGTAATCGCATTCTAACAACTGATCGTCAATGAGTTTTTCCATCTTCTCTGCGCGCTCTTTTGCATCTAGCATTATTTGGCGCGCGGTTTGGATTTGTTGCATTTGCATTGGATCTTGCGAATCAGGCTTTTTGGCAAGGTTAGCAATGGATGGAATTGGTGTTGGTGAAATACCATAGTTTTTATCATCACTCGGAAATAGCATATCTGTCATTTGAGCAGACCATGCGTCAGTTTTCGATCTCGTATAACCCACAAATACTTTTGATTTATTTGTGCTAGATTGCTTTTCATATTGATTGCGATATTGATGCATATCAGTTACCCATCGTTGAACTATGGGTTGGCGTTGTTTGATTTGCTCCATTAATCGGCTTTGTAGCGTTTGCCCAAAGCTTTCTACTGCATTTACAAGTTGTTCTGACATTTCTAATATCCTGTTTTCGAGCTGATTGGATTATGTGATTTGACGTTGATGATTTGTTGCTTGAACATTGTTGGCATTGCGCCTAGACATAAATATTGGTTTGCATCGTGTGGATGTGAATAGCGGTTTTTATCTGGCGTTTCGGTATATTTTTCTTCACCACTTACGTTTAATTGACGGTATGCGTAGCCTGTTTCATAACCTTTAATAAGTGTTTTGCAGTGTGGGCTAATTAGCATTGCTGGCTGCCCTCTGCCGACTAAACGAGAAAGCCACCAACGCACTGCTTCTAATCGCGCTGTTGTATTATTCGTATCTGCTGGTTGTGCGTTAAATCCATACTCTTCCAATAACTGAAAACAAGTACGCTCATCAGTTTGAGCACGTTGCACACCAGCAGGATCGCCAATCACGCGAATACTGCAATCAGCGTATTTACTTCTTAAAAGAGGGGAAAGTTGTTCTGTAATAAATCGCTCAATCCCCATTCCTGTTGCCACAACCTCATCAACAATGCGTAATTGTCCGATTGGCGCAATTTGCCCGATGATTGCGGCTGGAGTAAGTCCAAAGTCCAAACCGATAAATGTTTCCCATGATTTGACTGGTACAAGTTTTTCTTTTGAAACGTGTAATTCTTTATTGAAGTGATCTACGAATACTGGTTTTCCTTGCTGAACCGTTGCAAATTCATTGCACACTCGAGATTTAATCCAGTTAAGTGTTTGCCCTTGGATGTTATCGAACCAGTAGCCATAGCCTTTCTTATGATTATCGACATTCTCTGCTAATGGATTAGCCACAAAGCGGTGACCAAGATAGTCATCATAACGCTCTTGCTCAATCATCACTTTTAACTCATCTTTTAATCCAGAATTAGAAATACCGGTTATATCGATCAACGCACCAGGCTGAACAAAAAATTCCCACCCTTTAGGCCTGAGTGATTTTCCTGTTTCTTCATCTACCCCTTGTTCAAACTGATACCACCAATGGTCATCATCAGGCGAGTTGGTGTCCATAATCATTCCGTTCCACGTTGCCCCCTCAAACCCTTCTTCGATCCGCTTTTCAGGATAACGTCCAGTACGAGTAACTGCTTCAGTCACAAGGGATTGTGGTAAGAATTGTGCTTCATTGATCCAAATTCCCGTTAATTCTAACGACATCAGTTTTTTGACATCCTTAGGCTTATCCATCGACAAAAACAAAAATTCCGCCTCAATGCGAGTTTTGCCATCAGGGTGAGGGATATTCATTCTGCCTGTGATTGGACTGTCATATTTAATCGGGCAAATCTGCTCAGGAAGCCACGCTTGAAAGGTTTTAATCACTGTTCCTTTGAGTTCAGGATAAGTGTTCCGCACACACGCCCACCTTGTTTTCCGCACGCCTTGATCATTTGGCTCTTGATTTTGACAAACGCGAAACATCTCCATGACGCACCCCACAGACTTACCGCTCCCTATAGGGCCACGAATTGCTTTAACTAACGCTGTCGATTTATGGACTTGTTTAAATGTGTCAGAAGCACGATAGATAATACGCATTACTCGAACTCTTGAATGAATTGGATTTGGTTGTTTGCTGCAGTTTTAGTATTGAGTTCCTGTTTAAGTTTATCTGTCTCTGCTAGCACTTTTTTCACCTGAACCTTGCGCAGTTCAATTTGACTTAAAATATTGGCGATACTGTTATCTGTATAATTCAAGCTTTCAATCCTAGACACCGCCCTATCTAATGCATTTCCCGCAGAATCAATGATCTTTGAATAAGATTCTTTTTCCTCTGCTGTTTCTGCCTCTTCTAAAAGTGCGGTAAATTTCTCAATACTCTTAACCGCGCTTACTGCTCTTTGTCGCATTAAGTCGATTTCATCTTTTAAACTAAAATCTTTAACAATGCCAAAATCAGAATCATCCTCAAAATAACAAGAATAGCCACCGTGAATTTTTGGTCTGCCACCCTTGTTCGCAGTTTTTTGCGCACTTTTCACTTCGCTTTTCGCAGTTTCGCAGTTTGATTCGCAATTTGTTTCGCAGTTTTCACTGTAATCTTTTGATTTATCTTGCTTTTCTATGTTCGCAGTTTCGCAATTTTGTTCGCACTTTTCTGCTTGTTCAAAAACAGTTTCAGGCTTTTTTATATAGCGTTTCGCAGTTGAAAGATTAAGTCCTTTTTTAGCGCACCAGTCTTTTACAGATACACCAGTTTTAGCATTTGCTCTGATATATTCTATTTGTAGTGCTTTCCAGTTAATTCTTGCCATAAACGAGATATAAAAAAGCCCACTTAATGCGGGCACCTAATTAATTTTGTGCATTTTCTGTTTGCCATTCTCGGATCTTGTCAATACGATTCAAGCAAACATCTCTTTCACGTTTAAGAATGACAGCGTATTTAGAAACGTCACCATACGTCTGCCCTGTGAAACCTGTTTTATCTAAGTGCGCAAGAAGTGCTGCTGGAATTTGTGGGTATACTTGAACTACTGGCTTACTTGCGCAAGAACTCAATAACACTGCGAGGAGCGTTGCTGTTATAACTGCTAGAAGTCTTTTCTTGTTCTGATATGCTTTCGATAACTTCATAAGATTTACTCCGTGATTCACTTTCTAATCTGCTGATTTCAAGTGTGAGTTGTCTGTTTATTTCTTCTTGCTGTTTGAGCTTTTTGATACTTTCGCCCTGTAGTGAAATGGTTTGGGCTTGAATGGTGTTTTTGGCTTTTAAGTTAGAAATAGATTGGAACTGGAACCACAACGCGACACACAAGCCCAAAATCGTTACGATAAGCCATGTGTTTGGCTTACGGATAAACTGAGCGATGAAGCTCAAAATGTGGACCATCATAAAATTTCTCGTCTTCTGATTTACCATTTTCATTCCAGTCACCACCCCAGCGAATAGTGACATTTAGTTCTTTCGCCGCTTGAAACATTGCCTTAGCGATTTCTTTAAATTTAGATTTATCGTGCCATGGGATTTGGCCGTCAATGATGGGGGCTAAATCTACAGCGTGGCCCGTTAAGTGGCGGCTATTCATTGTCTTAGTCGCACCTTTGGCTAAGAGTTCTTTTTGTCGTTGCTTTGTACGAACACCTTCGATTACTGCAAAATCTACCGTGCTTTTTGTAAGGGCTAAACGAACGACTTTTACTAACTCAGGTTTAACGCCAACAAGACATTGCTCACTACGTTTACCAAATTTAAAGTTATTCATATCCACCACCAATTGAACTGTTATCAACTTTTTTATTGATGAATTTAAATAAAAACTCTCGGATCTTTTCTGTCCCATTGACATCCTCCCCTGCCTAAAGGCAGGGGATTCCTACTAGCTCCCACAGCAAGCTGTGGG